ATCATTTGCTCGTTAAGGGACACACTGTCGTCCCCAATGTAAAGCCAACCCAGAAGACGCCCGTATTTGCCAGTGCCACCAACAAGTTCAGTCCTAACAGACAACTCATCATCACCAGCCAACGTGCCTTCGAGTTTCTCTTTGAGCCAGTTGGTTGCGTCGATTCCAAGTGCTTTCTCCTCTAAGTTTTTGGTCCTTTTCTCTGGCGTATCAACTCCTGCAACTCTAACTCTTTCTTTCTTGTATAGATCAAACCCGAGATCAATTGTAACGTCAATAGTGTCACCATCAAGAACACGATTGATCTCCGTCACTCGGAAGTTGTAGCAGCTCTTCCTGCTCGGTGGTGTCAATGCTCCCATCTTCTAGTTCCTCAAATGCTATTCCTAGTATATAGTAGATGCTATATCCAGCCATACAAAGAGAAAGGAATACCATAAAAATAACCGACCACACAGGATCCGCAACATTATCTAGAGGACGTAATAGTAAATTCATTATTCTTTTTAACAGTCGTTAAATACTGACCCAACTTCAGAACCAAGTGATGATCCAACTTTCTGACCCAATAGTAATGCCCATCCACCTGCCAACCAACCCACATATGGGATACTAGCAAGAGCAGGAACAGCAACACCAGCAGCAATAGCACTACCTGCCATCGCACCTTGACTTCGTGCTCCAGCGTCCGCCACTAAACACTCTGCTTGTTTTGCAGTCAACTTTCCCTCTTCACCTGTTGCACCTCCCAGATTTCTAGTACCTTCACGGGTGTATTGATCACGACGCCATTCTGATCTAACTTCAGATCCACCACCAAACAATCCTCTCCTCTCTTTGTCAACATCTAGAGACCTTTCGGACTCTAGAATCTTAGGATCGTCAGCACGGAATTCAATTTCATAACCATCCTTACCTGCCTTAATCCTATACGATGAGTAAGGACCACGGGGAAGATTGAATGTAGGAGGTTGAACCACAGGTTCAGGTTCCTGCTTAAAAACATATCCAAGCAGACCTATATGTGCTACAGCAAATATGGATCCTACAGCAATAGCAACCACCTTGATTGGTGACTTACTTTGCATCTTTCTTCTCCAGTGTAGGTGCTTCTTTTTGTTCTTCCTTCTTCCTAGAAGGCAAAACGCCGAACGTCGCTAGCGTTCCAGTGAACACGCTGGCAATAAAAGTCGGATCGATATTTTTCTGAGGAACACCAGGAACAGTTACATAATTAAGAGTCAGAATTGCTGCTGACCATCCAAGTATGATAACTCGAACGAGAGTTGATACACCCTCATCCGCCCACTCAAATTTATTGTCCGTTTTGGATTCCTCTTTCTTCTTTGGATTTGATTCCATGAGTAAAGAGTAAGGCTCTTTTATTTATGGTTCAAGGATATCTACAGAGATATTTGTTCGATTTATTTGATTGTATTTTTGACAGAGAGCATCAGATGCCTGATGTTCCCACTTGTGATACGCATTCTTGAGAGCTTGTATATAATCAGTTCCACCGTAACCTACCATTTCATCGGCAACGATTTTCTTGATTAACACATCTCTTGTTAAATGTGTCATATGTAAGTACTTATTTACCAACAATAAATTTTACATTACAAGTCTAAGGATTATTCAAAAAGTTTATCTTGGGTGGTTTCAATTTAGTATTGAATAGTATTATTTATTAACAAAACTATTTTGAACTAAGAACTAGATTTACTCCTGAATGAAATCTACTTCACGATATCCCATCATAAGAGATTTGAGTTCATTTGCACGATCCATATTCTGTTTATGATAAACGATCAAATCGTCGATACAAGATAAAATCTCTTCGTATGTTTGACGTGCTGGTACTTTATCATCATTAAGGTAATCATCGATTGCATCTTGCATACGATCTTTGCGTTGCTTCGCATATTCTGCTGACCAATCGATGTCTTCCATAATATTACTTAAAGTCATGTCAATTATACAAGATTTTAAGTCATCTGTCAATCAATATAACCATTCTCTACTAACCACTCCCGCGTCTTAGGAGTTGGTTTATAGTCAACCCACATTGTACCACGGGCACAGGATTCAAGTGCTGCTTGAGTCATGCCTTCTGTCTTACCTGCCCAGGTTGCTTCCTTCTCCCATGGTCTTGCAGCAGGTGGATATGTTCTATTGACCATCTCTTGCCATAACATGGGAACAGAATCCTCAGGCATAATGATAGCAATCATACTGTTATCGATCGTGCCTGCCATACAATCTTGTGCAGCGTGCCATCCTTCATGACGCATAACTGCCATAAGTATGCCAGGATCATACATGTAAGCATCATTCAAAAAGAAATTGTTTGATACTGTGTGATAGACACCACGGTGACCATGAGGGAAATACTTCTCATCAGCAAGATATACTTGCACATCAATCAGTGTGAGAGCATTCAGCATACGTGAGAACTCTTCTTGTACAGGATCCCAGTTTGCTAATGGGTATTCCTGAACAAGATAATCAATACCCCAAATAGGGTTTACATTATCAGTACATTCTCCAACGATAAGACATCCAAGAGAATCCATACTCTTGTACCCTTGAGTAATCTTATCATCAGCAAGTACTGGTGAAGATATTGCTGCTGCTACTAACAAACTCGTAATAATTTTTTTCATGCGTAATAAGCTAGATAATACTTTACAATTCCATCAGTTCTTAAATTACCTTGAGATACCCAATCATGAATACATTCATAAATGCTTTGATTTGAATACTTAGGTGATCCATCAGAACATAGTTCTGATCCAAACTTCTTAAGGAGAATATTTAATCCTCGACTCCTCACATCCATACGATTTTCACTATAACGCCAATCAGTATTCATTATCATACCCATACTAATTTCTTAGTATAATCATATGCATAGACTTCACGATTGCCTTTAATTCCCCAACCTAACCAATAGTAAGCAGGAACCATATATTGTGAAATAGTGTTACCGTGTCCTTCAAACTCAGGAAGGACACGTTGAAAGATAGGTTCGTTAATCATCCAGCGAACTTGACCTTCAAGTGAAGATGGATCACATGAGAATCTTCCACAAAAGTTTCCAAGTCCTCTATACCTATTGATAGAAGTCCATTGGATCAATCCATACCCACCAGAGAGACAGTTCTCATAAGAGACACGGGCACCACCCTCACAGATGTTAGAGATGAACTTACTCTCTTGCTTGATGTTTCCCATCAGCGTAGCAAGGGCATTACGATCAGTAATCTTTGTGTGCTCCTGAAGTTCTTTTAGAACATACTGCTCTTCTGGAGTACATTCAGGACACTGCCATGAAGGGTCTGGTTCTACTACTACCTCAGCAACTCCCTCAGGAAGAGGTGGTGCCTCTGGAATCGTCATCAGAAATGGCGCTGATACAGCAGCAATAGCAGTAATAGTAAATGGAAGAATCATAATTCTCATGTGAACCTCAATATACTAGCATACCAACAAAAAAATGTCAATATATAACAAATACCTGATACTTTTCAAAATTGTTTTTGATATAAAAAATACTCGGGTCATAAATGATAACCTGATTATAGTTAAGATCAAACGTTTTTAAATAAAATTTATCAACATTTGCATAATGAATATATGGATCATCAATAATTCGATAATCATCCACTGGTGCAGGTCCGTCCCCGTCTATAATCTCTTCATCAATAGGAGTATTGTTTCTTCTATAAAGTTCAATTTGAGAATTGTTTACACTTTTACTAAAGTTAACTATAGCATGATATTTTCCACTACCAGAATCAAAATTATTTTGTTCATTATCCGTAGAAAAATAAAGAAGATTAGTCTTTCTATTACGAAGATCAATCTCTAGAAGATGACCAAAAAATTTATATATTGGTATTAGTCTATTATCTTTTGCAACTGTTTCTTCTGTATCAAATTCATACGAAGAAACTTTTTCAGGTGTCAAATAAAAATTGTCAATAATAGTTACTTCTGTTGATAATAAATTTTTCTCAACTTCAATATAATATTTTTCTAAACCGGTGTTATTTCTATTAAGTAAAAACATTAATACCTATACTCATCAAGTTTATTTAATACTAGACTTAGATACTTATGTGCTAAATCTTTTTCTTTCTGCCAAACTGCTTTCGATTCAGTATCAACCTCATGCTTAAGTTTGAGGATATGACATATCAGTTCATCCTTATTCAATTGATTCTTTGGCATATAATAAAAAAACTCTACCCATTATATAGGATAGAGTTTTAAATCATGTTCTCAGATACTCTAAAACTTTATCTGGATGTGTTGCCGAATATGGATCGGTTTCGCAATTATCACACATACCAGGTTCTACAATTACCTTTTCAATAATCTGATTGTTAACTACAATAACATTTCTCCAAGGACGTTTACCGTAACCTTCTACACCCCTATTAACTAGGTAACCCATTTCAGAGGTAAATTCAGAGTTACCGTCAGAGATAAATTGTGCATTTGGTCCAACATCAGTAAAGTTGTTATTAGAATTCCATTCATTTAAAGTCCAAACGTCATTTGTTGTCAGAACATAAACTTTATCAATACCTTCATCCATAAGATCTTGATATGCAGATTTAATATCTTGGAGATGTTCTTCACCACATATACGATTATTTGCACCAACCAATGAAAATACAACTACTCTTTTATTACGAAAAAGATCAGCAGCACTAATTTTTAGGAAATTCATATTATCAAGATAAAAAAGTTCCGCATAAAGTGGAACTTGATATCCTTCTGAAATAGGAGATGGTTTCATTTGTATTAAAATATTTACCTGTTCAGGTATTTATAGGAACCATCATGCCACCACCACCTTGATCGTCATCATCAACATCATGATCTGTTATCAATGCACCAATAATAAATGCCCCAAACAGACAAGTTGATAACAATAACATTTACCATACTCCTGGAATAATTTGACCTGTGACTGCATAGCTACCCATTGCGGCAATGACTCCGATCATTGCTGCCCAACCATTAATGCGTTCTGCGTTTTCGTTCATTGTTTTTGCTCCTGAGTTTTGTTGTAAATAATGACTCTGCCATTTTCATGAGTGAATACTAGTTCTTCATCATGGCCCCAACAGAGTTCTTCGTATAGGGCATTTAGTTTCTCCATGTCCTCGTAAAGAGCATTTGGATTTGTCATGTATCTTACTTACTGTACGTATTATAATTTAGGTCATCATCTTTTTTTTTAATTTCAGCAGCAAGTTCTTTTTCTGTTTTAAGGTGATGTGGTTTGTGCTCTCTATCCATAGGTTTAGAAGACTCAAAGGGATCTCTTGTGAGATTTTTGATAACAATGAATGCCTCTTTGTTATACTTACGAGTGCCAATAGGTGATTGCCATTTTTTATTGTAGACTTCACCAACATCAATACCAGATACTTGAGTACCTGCCATTTCAACTACAATGTTATCACCTTCTTCCCACCCATATTTTTGGGCAAGAGAAGAAATTTTTTCATAGATCGATGGAGCATCCATTACTCGATCTTCCGGTTCAAGACTTCCGTGCATCAGTAGAGGTTCTCTTCTTGTTCAGTTTGAATTATAACATCGGAGGTTGGATATGCAACACAAGTGAGTACAAACCCTTCTTCCATTTGATCATCATCTAAGAATGATTGATCACTTTGATCTACTGTACCAGAAATAATTTTACCTGCACATGAAGAACATGCTCCTGCACGACAGGAGTAATTCATATCAACACCACTCTCTTCAGCAGCATCTAAAATGTATTGATCATCTTCACAGGTGATTACATGATCACCCTCTGGAGTTTTTAGTGTAATTGAATAAGACATTGATATGTTTTAGGTAGATAATTTATTGTATATTATAGTATACAATAGAAGTATAAAAAATACAATAGTTTATTTGTCAGAATCCGAAGACACCAAAGAAAAATACGCTACCACTGAAAGCATAAGAGACAACAGCAGCAACAAATCCAACCATAGCAGTCCGTCCATTTAATTTCTCTGCTTTCTCGGCATATGACTCATAACCATAACGTTCTGCGTCGGTCTTAGAAATATACATTTGTGGTTCAGTGGCATACATGTTTGTGCGTCCACCGTCTTCAGTTGTTACAGTCATGTTACACTCCGTAATGTTTCTTTACATAGTATATAGCATAATAGATCATTTGTCAATCACAGACTTTTTAGAAATTCTCCCCAGGTAAGGGTCATAGTTCATGAGATCAGAAAGATTGGTTTGGCAACCAGTGGTTTGCCAGAAACTCATAAGTGCATTATGACTACCTCTATGAAAAATATCAATATGTTCAGGGTGTATTGCAGATCCAAGATCTAATCGATATAGGAAAATAGGTATGGAATATGTTTTACCCGAACCCAAAATAGTATCTTCAGAAACTGCTCTAGGTTTTACACCATTATCCAGTTTATATTTTTTATCTCGGACATGATTTCTCAAAATTTTAGAAGCATGATGTCTAGAGATTAGATACGCTGCAGCAGAAAAGTCATTAATAAAATATGAATGAAGTACAACATGAATATCTCCTGTAGAAATTATACTCATTTGAATACAATCCCAATCATGTGGAAGTTTTGAAACAAAATCTTTCCAAGTAAAATTCCAAAACTTTACTGTTTCAAGAACAACATCATCCTCAAAAATCAGGGCATATGGTTCATCAGTATTCTCATAAAATTCTTTAATTGCTTTGATATGTGTCAAACAACATCCAATTTCACCTTCACTCATATTATCTGGAGCACGACCACTGAGATATTGACAAACGTCGTCTGTACGTCCATCAAAACCAGACACTCTCGTATGATTTTCAATTTCCCAATATTCAAATTGCTTCTCCATATACTCACGTCTATGAGTATCTGAATCGAGATTTAACCAATAGATTGGAGGCAATCCTTTCAACTTACTGGTTGATTTATTTCTTTCTAAGAACTCATCCATCATTCAAAATACTTAATAAGTTTTTCTCTATCACCCTTAATATAAGAGATAGCTTCTCTAAGATCTGGTTGAAGACTCTCTACAAGTGACACCATTTCTTTAACGGCAATATTTTTATTGTAGTTAGTTCCCTTAGCATGTTGAATACGATGATTGTAATCACGAATAACTGGTCTACCTTTGGTAAAGGATATTGCATTATAAACCATATCCCATCCCCAACCCATCTTCATAGTCTCATGGGTCATTAATTTATCAAGTCCCCTTTCATAGTAATCATCAATAATATCTCTATGAATAAACCAAACTGTTTCATCGGTACATGCAACCATTTTAATGTTTTGATCTTCAGAATTAATACCATGAATATCGGTATGCTGTGATGTATACCAAACGTTAGTTACATCAGGTGCATATACACCCCACTCATATAGATTAAAATACTTTCTTGCATCCTTCACAAGTTCATCATAGTTATTAAATACAGTATCTCCTTGACAATGCATCAGAACTTTTTTCTCTGGTTTTAGAAGATCGAGTGCAGTCACCCACTGCTTAGTGAAGTATGCATAATCGTCTAATTGAATCCAACCAGGTCTTGTGTTCTCTTCATCACTATTGATAACAGTTACTTCACCAAAAATTTCTTTAAGAGAATCTTCAATTGCACAAGACTTTTTAAATTGCCCTCTCCAATTAAAAATAAATGGTTGAATATCTTGTGTACGAATTTGAGCAAATCTTTCATTATCATGATTCAAATTACCATGATCACCATGATCATTACTAGTACTAAGGTCTTGATATAAAATTTCTATACTTGGATTAAGAACTCTTGCATAATTTGTAATATTAGAAGACTTACCAATAATAGTTTTACAAGTTGATAGTGTAGTAGCATCTACTAAAACTTCATCACCTGCCAAAATTCTTTCTGGGCTGTTAGGTTCCGCATCAATTGAATAGTGAAGACCAGACTTACTATCTGTTCGTTGATGGTCATATGAATAAAGTTTAACATCAACAAAACGTTCTCTAAATTTTTCTACAATACCTTGCTCATCAGTAGCAATAAAAATAGAGTCATAATCTCCAGATTTATATTCTTCTATTGCACAGTCAATATACTGATCAACACTAACAAACTCAGTATGTCCAATACCATCAGTTCCTCGATAATGAACACCTAAACAGTTTGAGTATTGATCAGGATCAATACTATTAATTAAAGAACTAACCCTTTCATTAAAAGGAAAATACTTAATATATTTTTTTAAATCAAGATCCCTGTAAGATGGCCAACAATAATTCAAATCCCATCCGTTCTGAGAATTAAATTCTTGTTCGGCATTGTCAGTTACTTTTGTTTCATCAAACCAATTATCAGCTTTACCATAGAGCATAAACATCGATGGTGAGACACAAATATCTTCTGGTTTGATTCCCTTTGCCTCCAATGTTCTAAAACTTGTAAGTATGGTGAGGTAATTGGAAAGAAACCCTCTATGTTGCCCCTCAAGTAATCTAATACTAAATCCCATTTCAATCTCCTTTTTCAATACGAATACTATCTTCATCAAAGTGTTGAGTTGAAAACTCAAACAACTCAGTATCTTTTAAAGCTTGCATACGATGACGCAATCCTACTGGTACATGAAACTTATCACCCTCAGTTAATATTTTAATATCAGCAACTTCTAGTCTATCATCCCATGAGAAAGATAATTCTATAGCACCTTTCTGAACATAAAAGACTTCATCTTTTAACTCATGATAATGCCATGAACATTTTTTATCTTGAACGATATATAGAATTTTGCCACAATATCTGTCACAATTGACAATCCATTTCTCATATCCCCATCCTTTAGGAACAAACTTAATTGGTTCGGCAGCTCTAGGTGTTGAAAAAGTCATTGTCATTAATACCTTTATCATCAATGTAAAAGTCAGCTGATGGTTTACCTAAGAAAAGATCATTAAACATACAACCCCAAGAACGAAGTTGTTTAAGAGTAAAATCATAATACTTTTCATGTGCTTTAGATGGATCATTATCAAATGTTCCCATACCTCTAGCAGTAAGATAAATTATCTGATTGTTCTTTCTATATAGATCATTTATTTTACTGATCCTATCCCATCTTGGGTTAGCATGAGTATACCTCTTTTCACCTTTACCAGGATAGCAAATAGTGCCATCGATGTCTACAACATATTTCATAGTACCTCTTCAATATCCCATTTTTGAATTTGATATGTACCAGTATGCTCAACAGATCTAGTTGCCATTTGAATTGCCTTATCAATAGAAAAAGCAAGGTCTCTACAATTTGTATAAAGGTAAGCAAGAGTAGATAAAAATACATCACCAGCACCTGTAACGTCATGTACATTTACTTTTGGTGCAGAAAATTTTCTACCATTCCAAGTAGCACCATCTTTACCTCTAGTTACAATAATTTGAGAATTTTCATCATAATCTAAAAGTGCCTGATCTTCAAATTCATTGATCTTAATAATTGCATTTTGGTAACAAGTTAAATCACGTTTCTTTGAATCTACAAAAATAGGGCAGGTGTAACTTTTACATAGATCTGAAGCAAATGAATCGGTAATTAAACCTTTATCATAATCAGAAATTACTATGGCATCATATGATGTAGAGTCTGTATATAAACTAAAAATATTCAAAGATTTACTGACCCTATCACCCCTATCTACTCTAAGAAGTTGGTGTTCAGACCTTTTATCAATATATCTAATTTTGACTAGCTCATCTGGATTGTTAGAAATAAAAGTAACCTTGCAACCAAGGGCAATTAGATTACGTTCAACATTTGCTGCCATACCCGGAGAACACATGCCATAAGAATAGTCCATGATAGGTACTGGTGCTTCAGGACTAATTCTATTACACTCACCATAATAATATTCATCTTGACAAGACTCACCAATCAATAAGATGTTTAATTGTTTTGGTGGTGGAGTAATCTCCGATTCTATCGAAGAACTGAACTTTTTTTGCATATTGAGATCCTACTACTTCCTTTCCTTTCCAATCAGAACCTACAACCATTATATCAGGTTTAATCGATTCCAGCAAGTATTCTAACTCTTCCTTGGTATCAAATACATGAACTACATCGACATACATTATTGACGATAAAATATTTGATCTATCTCCTTGCGAAAAAATAGGTCTTTTGGGACCTTTCATTTCTGCAACCCTTCTATCAGAATCAATAGCAACAATGAGATAGTCTCCAAAAGACCTAGCATACTTTAGAAGTTCAATGTGTCCAGGATGAAGCACATCAAAACATCCATTAACAAAAGATATTTTCATACTCCTTTGGTTTCTTTTTTGAACATAGTAGTCAAAATATTTGTTTCTTCTTCTTTATTTTTTCTAATAGTATCTTCAAGATTACTGGATGAAACAAACTTATACCCCATACGTTTCATAAAGTTATAAAGAGAATCATCGTCAAAATGCCAAAGATGCTCGTCAGGTCTACGATGCTTCCAATTCATAAACCACTCTTCACTTTTATTATGACAATGCGGTACAGAAATACAGACATAATTACACTTCAAGTCTTTAACAAATTCAATTTCTTCAAAATGTTCTAAAGAATCAAAGAAAGTAATTACATCATGAAATTTAGAAAAATCCTCAACAAAGTTACAACCCTCAGGAAGACTGAAATTTGTTATATCCAAACCAGAACATTTATCAATAATACCTTTACATACTTTCAAAAAACTTCCATCACCATACCCAACATCAAGAATGCTGTCAGGAACTCTACCAATAGAACCTATAATATTACCTAAACGAAGATACCCCATATAGGTAGGAAGTTCACCATAATTAACATACCTAGTGTTTACATAGTTTTCATTATAGTCAACAACAGACTTTTCAATCTGATAAATTATGCCATCTTCATTTTTTGAGTAATTGTTCATTTTCTAAAAGGATAATCTACAGTCAACCATCGATTGTTGTTTGCTTCACAATTAATTTGCATGATATTATTCATTCTGATATCATGATAATAAAGTTCGGGTTTAATATTTTTTGCTATACTGTCAACTAAACAGAAGAAAGAACTAGCGATACAATGAACTTCTTTAGCATTTTCAATTAATTTTTTATATGCAAGCATATTCGTAGTCTGCCCCATTTGTATTTCAACAACCTTGATATTTTTGTTGAACTTACCTTTTCTCCATGACCACATTTCTATAGGATAATCACCCTCAGCACTTGAGTTCTTATGAACAACAATATATTCGGAGGCATCACCAACTAGTTTATCATACACATCGTCAGAACCAGGAACTTCTTCTGGTATCTTAAACATATCATATCTTTGCTTAAACAAAATATTTGCCTGTTCATAAAACTGTCTATCAAAATTAACAGCAAAGAATTCTTTGGGTGAATTTACTCTCTGAAAATTTCGATAATATACTTTTTCAAATCCAATTCTTGTAACAGGCCATTCCTTTTCTTGTGCCCATTGAAACATCTCCCTTTCAAGAGTTGCCCAATCATCATTAAAAGAATGAACAATAATATTATCAAAGTCTTTGTATAGGCAATCTATAGTTTCAAAATATTTTTGATGACAGGGTATATGCAGAGTATCACAAAGATGTTCTGCATAATAATGAACTATTCCATTACAAATAAAATGATCACCCAAAGAAGTGTGGTGATGAAAAACAAGATCTTTATACTGCGTCATTCCGATAGTCTTCCAAATTGATCAAATTGAAATACATTCTTTGTATTTCCCCTATAAAGATTTGCCCATAATGCACAATTACCAGTATGATTAACTAAGTAACCACATTCAGAAACAATACGTAAAGCAGCATCAAACCAAAGTTGATGGTCTTTAATACCATTAAAATTATCTTTTGCCTCAAGATTATCGAGAACTGATTCTTTGTTATAAGAAACTTTTGGTTCAGAAAAACAAATTACCTTATCACCCAATTCAGACTTGAAGAAGTCAGAAACTTTACCATCGTCAGTTTGAATCAAAACGTTAGTGGCATTAGTTACCTCTAAAAGATGATTAACTACTTTTAAATAATCTTCTGGTGATGCTAGTCTTACTTCAGTATACTTATCAGTTCCTCTATAGAGAACCGAAATAGTTTTTTCTAATTTAATATTTTTTGATTCAAAGTAGTTTCTAAGAAGACTTTTCTTTCTAGATTCAACAATATCACTAGTATTAAAAAACCTATTGATAATTTGATTATACAAATCCCAATCATATAAATCAAATTGTTTTTGATTTTCATCTGGTATAACTACTTGCTTACCAATATCTACAGATTTAGTTAAATCTGTTCTATAAAAATCTACGTAAATATCTCTCGATGATTCAAGTGGGGTTATTCTACGAAAACCAAATTGATAGTCAATTTCATCTGGAATAATATTATAATCTCTTTGAAGAATTAAAAGAGATAAGAATGTTTGTGTTTGATTAGAATAGAAACCACAATTCCACAAACACTGAAGTTTATTAGTTGTATTTGGATGATTTAGACTACTACAACCACCACTTGATCCTACATATCTACAATGTCTAAGTTTCATAGTTGCTCCTGAATCCAGTAGTACGTATAACGAATTCCTTCTTTAAGTGTCATTTGATAATCCCATCCAAGTTCTCTACGAACAACATCATTATTAGAGTTGCGACCACGAACACCTAGAGGTCCATCAATATGAATCTTAGAAACTTCTTTTTCTGCAACTTCTGCAGCAATATCTACAAGTTGGTTGATAGTAACCATCTCCTCAGAACCAATATTCACAGGACCCATGAAGTCACTGTCCATCAATCGTCTAGTTGCTTCAATGCATTCGTCAATATACAGGAAGGAACGAGTTTGTAAGCCATCTCCCCACACCTCGATTGCTCCACCTGACTCCGGGAGGTAAGCAACTTTACGGCAGATTGCAGCTGGTGCCTTCTCTCTACCACCGTCCCAGGTTCCTTCAGGACCGAAGATGTTGTGATAGCGAGCAATCCTAACAGGAATACCATGGTTCCTGTTATAAGCAAGGTAAAGTCTTTCGCTAAAGAGTTTTTCCCAACCGTACTCTGAATCAGGAGCAGCAGGGTACGCAGATTCTTCACGGCAATCAGGATTATCAGGGTCAAGTTGATTGTGCTCTGGGTACATACATGCTGAACCAGAGTAGAAAATCTTAGTAGTATTCTTACCTTTTTCTTCGTTCATCTTGCGCTGACACTCCAGCACATTCAAATTGATAGTAACAGAGTTGTGCATGATATCTGCATCATTCTCACCAGTGAATACAAATCCTGCACCACCCATATCAGCAGCAAACTGATAAATCTCATCGAATGTTTGAATATAACGATAAGGAACTGAATTATAAAAGTTGCCTCGGTCCCCTTTATACTCTAAGATACGACGGACAAAATCTACATCACAGAGATTACCCTGAACGAATTCGTTTGCTTCAGTTTCAGAAAACTCAGGACTCTTAAGATCTACACCACGAACCCAGTATCCTTCAGAACGAAGTCTTTTAACCATGTGACTTCCAATGAATCCACCAGCACCTAAAACAAGTGCTTTCTTGACATACTGTGCCATAAAATATTTAAACTCCTAGTATATATTATAGTTTGATCCAACGATCATTGTCAAGTGTCCACTTGACAACTTCACAAATACGATCACGAATATTTTCTGGTTCCCAACCCATCTTACGCATTTTTCTACCCGATAGTGCATATCGAAGATCATGTCCAGGACGAGAGGAGTGAAAGTCAACCATCTCATACTTAAGTTCTTTACCCTGAGCATCAGCAATTATCTGTGCAAGTTGAAGATTGTTGAGTTCTTCTGCACCAACGATGTTAAACTTAGGACACCTTGCATCACCGTAATTCCCAGTTTCAACTATAGTGTCCTGTGCTAGAAGGAAAAGCAGAGCGTCAGAAACATCTTCTGCATGAATATAATGACGAGAACCAGGAATTGTTTTAGTTTCATCACTATGAATTGTGATTGATTCACCATCACGAACACTCTTGATGCACATGGGAATAAACTTTTCTGGGTGTTGACGTTGCCCAAAGACATTCATTGTGTGGGTAATGTATACGGGTACCCCATAAGTGTTGTGGAAAGCAACTGCGAGTTCCTCACCACCTGCTTTAGTTGCACTGTATGGGTTGGTAGAATTATAACGATCGTTCTCATCATACAGAATACCGTCTGGTGCAGGTCCAAAGACTTCATCAGTACTAAAATATACAAACCTTTCCAAACGATCCAAACCACGAGCATAGTCAAGGATGTTGCAGGTTGCCACAACATTATCCATGACAAATTCCATAGGGTATTCAATACTACGATCAACATGAGAACCAGCAGCAAGGTGAAGAATGTAGTCAACCTTACCAATGTCTGCAGCAATCAGTGGATTCACTGCTGCTTTCAAATCATGAAATACAACTCTCACACGAGATCGATCTTCTAGAGAAAACTCTTGGAGAACATCATGAAGTCGATTTAGATTGCCACTAAAATCAAGACGATCTAAAGTTACAACTTCCCAGTCAGTATTAATAAGAATTTGAGATATAAGATGATGTGCAATAAAACCCGCACCACCAGTCACCAAAGCTCTTTTCATTTTAATTTTTTTACTATAGTAATTATTATACTAAAAAAGGAGAGTTTATGCAACTCTCCCCATAAGGTCTTGCCATGCACGCCACTTACTCTTATGGTAAAGTAAGAAACCCGAGGGGTCGATTAACCCATCCCGACCAGGGTTGTTTACGTGTCTCCATCACGGACATATTAGGGATGACTCCACCAGGGTAAGTTTATGGTCTATCCAAGACTGTCAAATACCAACATCAAAAGATAAACAATATCTATCATTGGCACTTGTATTAGTACTAACACTATGTCTTAGGTATGAAGGAAACAAAAAAAAGTCTTTATTTTTTGGTGTAATAGTTACAACTTCTGAGGTAAACTGATTAAATTGATTTAAATCAGGTACAAGTGAAGTTTGAAAACAACTACTACCTTCGAAAGTAATGTCACCACTATTACTATTTACTTCTAAGTACAGTATACCACTGAAGAGGCAATTTGTATGACAATGACTTTGTGCGTAATCTTTTTGATTATGCTTAACAGACCATGATCTAATAATGTTAAGTGGTACATTTTCACTTATGTTTAGTTGAGTATATCCAAAGTGATCAACTTCTGTCTGAATTTTTTTACGCAAGTCTTTTAATTGTGGCAAATCAAGAAGACTTTCGGTTTCAGATATCCAACCATTATTCATGGTAGTCTTCATATAAGAAAGACTTTTTATAAAAATAATCAATGGTGCATTAGTTTCTATTTCAGAAGAATAGAACGGTGTTGCAAAAATTGGATTAATATATCTATTGGGCACTTACAACATCCCTTACATAACAAGGAACACCATCTGGATCTAACCAACAAGTATATTCATGATCTTCCATAGCAGTTAACAACTGCATTTGATTATCACAAAGATACATATCTTTATACCGACCAGTATAAGAATCTACTTTTTGAATTCGACAATCCGGTTTACCATTGATTTCTAAAGTCCCAACTTCAACATAACGATAAGGAAAACGTTCTAGAAGAACATTTGGTTTTTGTACAACGTTCATCAGGCAACCTCAACAGAAATTTTAAGATCAGAATAAAGGCAGTCCATCATAATTTCATAATCATCAAGTGGATCACCAGAAAAAATTACTCCATTAGATTCATAATATTTACGAACCTTCTTAAATAATTTTGGGTTTTTTACATCTAAGAAAATTTCACCTTTTGCAGCAGTACGAAGGGTATCCAAATCCTTCGTTTTGAATTTTTCAGTCAGTGCCATTGTCTGTTTTGATTACCTGTATATTATAAGGTGTTGTGGTTATATAGTCAAGTGAGAGTAGGTTCCTATCGCCGCTGCTTCTGAACCTACTGAAGGGAAGCACCGCAGTTGATTTCTCAACTCATATATTATACTACCTCTAGTGTCCTCTGTCAAATGGTTCCCAGTGCTGCCAATTGTATTTGTGTACTGCCCACATTCCTATTATAGGAACGAAAATTAAAATAGTTGATAGAAATCCTAATCCGTATGGGTTGTTTAATACAACGCCACAAAATCTAGCAAACTGTAACATCATTATGAGTCAAAATATTTTTGAAGGACTGCAATACGTTCTTCTTCATGAGCAATAACATCCACTTGATCCTGAATAGCAGCAAGAACATCGGGATGTTCTCCAATACCTACAGGATTTTTAAGATAAATCTCAATATTGAGTCTTGCCTTTTCAATATTACCAACAGCATCTGCTTTGAGTGCTTTTAAAATTTCATTTCTCATTTTTGTACCAAATCCCAATCTTTCTGAAACAAATCTAAACCCTCTCTAGTCAAAACATGATCATACATATTCCAAAAAGTTTTTGGTGGTAGTGTACAAATACTTGCACCATACATGAAACACCTAGAGACATGATGAACATCACGAACTGAAGCAGCAAGAACTTGTGTAGTACTAAAGTGTCTATCATATGTATTAGAAATAGCACGTATCAGTTCTACACCACTAAAACTATTATCATTACATCTACCAACAAAAGGTGAGACATATGCAGCACCAGCACGACGTGCAAGAATTGCTTGAGCTACAGAAAAGATAAGGGTTACATTAACTCTTTTACCTGTAGCAGCAAGTGCTGTGCATGCCTTAAGACCTTCAATAGTACATGGAACCTTAATAGTAACATTCCGACAATTCTCAAACTGCTTTGCTTGGTCAATCATTTCTTCTGCAGTGTCAGCAACAACTTCGGCAGAAATAGATTCGAAAACTTTAAACTCGTTTGATATTTCTTTAATGACTTCGACAGGATCTCTACCACTTTTTTTAATGATAGTTGGGTTTGTTGTGATACCTTCAATCATACCCGTTTCATGGGCTTTCTTGATTTCATCAATATCAGCAGTATCTAAAAAAAGTTTCATAATTTTGTATAATTCTTAGTATATAGAATAAGGACTTCGTCATCTTTTGCCGATAACGTGCTTGAATAGTATACCACTTAAAAAAGTAATATGCAAGTGAAATATTTAAACAATTGTATGGTTATATTTTAATACTTAACCAGGGTAGTAGTGGTGGTATAACACCAATCAATCTGAGAAGGCCCTCAGCAAATAAACATAAGACAATCCACCCAACACACATGCTGATAATACTTGCGTTTCTATTGTGTCTCCGAATAGCATCGTCAATCATCTCCCGACACTCTTTCTGAGTGACATATTGTTCTAACTTTATTTCATTCATCCGATGGTCCATTTTTCATCATTTTATCAATAGGATCTGGTTCACCCCCAATAATTATACATGCTCTCTTGTAGAAAAAGTTTTCAGTGTTTCCAGATGACTCAAAAGTCTCTTTGACTTTTACCCAGTTATTGTAGGTATGCTCGTCCATTCCGTTCATTTAACTAAAATTTTTAATACTTATTAGTTATTACTATAAAAATTTTAATTATACATTAAAGTGTTTATATTACAACACACATTAAAAAATAATTAAATTATTTTGATAAATTTTTTAAATATTCTTTTTCACTTTGATAGGGTTGTTTTTTATTAGTCCAAATTTCATATCCTTCAATTATATCTGGTACTAGCCACTGGTCCACACGAACACACTGCTCCCAGTTGATAGGGTGAGCACAACTCACCACTACAACAGAAAAGAATGCTCGTAGGTGGATCCAGAGACTATACATTATCGAACTTCGAAATTTATTTTACGAACTTTACGTTGCTTTCTTTGTTCTTGCCACAAGATATCTTCCTGAGAAAGAACTCCTTTCTGATTTTTAGGTTGATAAGAGTTCAACATAACAACACTTGATAAGTCAACTGCTGAAATCTTATCACCACGAATAGTTGCCATATTCGGACAACCACAAGAAACCGTCTTACTTGGGTGTCCTTCTAATTCCTTTCCACAGGAACGACACCTAATCTTTATATTTTCCATTGTATAATTCTTTATACGTCTTCAGTTTTCAGTTATTTATCATCTAACATAAACTCTACCGTATTGGCAACATCATTCATTGCATCTCGCAGTTCCTCACGTTGTCCAGCGTGTTGTTCTACTTTCGTAACACCATTCTTAAACTCTTCACAGAGAGTCCATCTCCATTGACTCATACTCTTAGAGTACCAAAGATTAATTTTCATTTGTAGAAAAGTCGTCTACTCGACTATTTAGTTCTCCCATCTTACGAATCAATTGCATATGTTCAGTTTCTATTTCCTCAATACGACTCTGTAGTATCTCAATCATATCATAGATGTTATCACAGTCTGCAATTTTTTGTTCCGATTTTTTAATTTTCTTTTTCATAAAAAAGGGGGACTACTGTCCCCCACTATACTTATATTATTCGATACTGTCAACAGCAGCAAGTGCTTTCTGACGAAGGTCTTCAGGCAGTGGAACATAACCAAGACCATCAGACATTGCCTGTGACTTCTCACTCAACATATAACGAAGAGTTTCCTTCACACCAGTCTTAGACTCAGGGTATGCTAGGACCCATGTCAGAGAGACAATAGGATATGCGTTGGCACCAGCAGGATTAGCATCAGCACCACGAAGTTGGTCGTCCAAGACAATCTTACTCAAACCAGCAGCAGATGTTTCAGCATTTGCTGTGACATAGTTACCTGCCTTGTTTTGTAGTGATACTTGTTGAAACTTACCACCACTCACATAACCATAGTTTAGATACCCGATAGCACCAGGAACTTGTTTCACTTGTGCAGCAACACCAGAGTTACCTTTACCACCAACACCAGCAGGCCACTTTACTGCCTTACCTGTACCAACCGTTTCTTTCCACTCAGGAGAGAATGCCGATAGTGAGTTAGTGAAACCTTTTGTGGTGCCACTACCATCAGAACGGAATACGGGAACGATAGTTTTACTATCACATCCAAAGGTAGACCAGTTAGTAACCTTACCAAGATATACATCAGCAAGTTGTGTCTGTGTCATCTTGACTTCACAACCAGGCATATTGTAAGCAGGAACAATAGCACCACCAGTCATAGGAATGTGAACCATTGGAATGTCCTGCTTCTCATCACTTACAGCACCATCACTGGCACCAAAGGCAACAGTTTTAGCAATATACTGACGAACACCAGCACCACTACCAACTGCTTGATAGTTTACTTGATTGCCAGTTTCACCTGCCATAGTTTGAAACCATGCTTGATACAATGGAGCAGGAAATGTTGCACCTGCTGCATCAAGTCTGAATGTAGTGCTTTCTCCCGAACCACATGCCACCATTAGAGGAGTGGCAGCAGCGATTGTTGCGAGTGCTTTGAGTTTCATTTTAATAAAAAAACTTTATTATATAGAGATAATTAATACAATTTTAACCATTAAAAAAGGACCCTCGTCAGGATCCCCGAATATCTATATGTTTATGTGACTATATGAACGATCAGAAGGAGTACTTCAGACCTGCTTTCGTTCCGTAACCACGGTCAATGTTAGAATCACCTGAACCGACGAAGGAGACTTCGCCATATGCACCAAGACTATCGGTCAGTGCAACACCAAGACCTGCCTTACCAGAAGGAACTGTGTCGGTTTCACCACCGTCAGGAGAGACTACAGTAGCTCCACCCTGAACATAGTATGAAGCACTCTCACCGAGTTCTCCTTCATAACCTACGTGAAGGTCAGTAGCAGTTCCGTTGTAGCTGGATCCAGTGAAACCGGAGTTAGCTTCGACGTTAACGTAGGGACCAGCGAAAGCGGCACCAGCAGATACAGACAGAGCAGCGGTTGCTGCGAATACAGTTTTAAACATTTTTTTACCTTTAAGTATATCTCGTGGAGTTTCCCACGGATGAAAGAGAGATCGACGTTCTCTCGTTGTAATTATACCTTTTGATGTTTTATTACAAAAGGTTAAGTATTTATACTAGAAAAACTTTATAGTTTTCTGTAATAGTGAAGAGATTAATCTCTGACACTTCCCTCACACGGATGAATCTAGTATACGACAAGATGATTATCTTGTCAACTCCTCCACCTGGACTCGAACCAGGGACAGGGTGATTAACAGTCACCTGCTCTACCAACTGAGCTATAGAGGATTGAACGACTCAGGTTGGACTCGAACCAACGACCGACTGCTTAGAAGGCAGTTGCTCTATCCAACTGAGCTACTGAGTCAAATAAAGTTAAGAAGAGAAGATGTTTTCTCTTCGTTTATATTATAGTATATTATAAATTATTAGTCAACCTTTTCGGTAGATTCTTCTGTTTCTTCTACATCTGTTTCTTCTACAGGTTCTGGAATTTTTACACCAGTTTGTGTTAGATATTCAATAGCACCGACAACTTTCATGAATAAATCTCTAGTACCTGCTGCATTAACTTTGAGATTTTCTAATTCTGCTGCAAGTTTATCTCTTTGATTAATAAGACTTGCTAAGTGTGTTTGTTGTTCGTTCAGTTCAGACATTTTGTTTTTCAATAATTGATTAACTTCGTTTATTTATAAGTTGCCAAGAGATTCGGCAAGATATTCAAGTGAGTAAATTTGGTGATCTTTAATGTCAGGATCTAACCATTCAGCAAACTCTGATTGGATCGCATGAGCATCTTCTACAGATCTTAGCACGTCATCAGTCTTCATGTCACAGAGAACGTGCATTCTATCAACTGCCCAATCATGGGTCACGTGTAGAGTTTCTTCCAAAGTTTCCATAATCTTTCCGCATGTAACGGCCGAGAATGTTACTATTATAATATGCGGGTGCTCCGTTGTCAAGTGCCTCTGATAACACATTATTTAAAAATAACTGCTTGGTCTCTTCGAAGTTACAATCTCCTTTCTTCTCATGAAGACTTAGTATTTCTCTACTGAAGAACTCTTTGCCGTATTTTTTTATATCTTCCTTTAACTCAGGACAAGAACCATAATACTTCTTCCAATCAGATTCTTGTTTTACTTTTCTCTTTTTTCCCGGTGGGGTTCTGAACGACCAAAAATACTTTCGCCCAATGTATTGTCGTTGGTTTGACTTATTGGTAATGAGATAAACAAAACCAAAGTAGTTACTAATAGCATCAGAGTCAAAAGGTTCATTATTATATATCCAAGAATTCTCATAACTCATGATATAGTATCTTATGAGCTATTATTTATCTTTAACGAGAACAAACCTATTCTACATAAAAAAAGGAGACTTGTCAAGCCTCCTTAGAATATTATGTGAGTTTTATATTACTTATTCGTTTTTAGCACCAGACTTATGACGGACGGTTCCTTTCTCGTCTGTATAAGTTTCTCTCTCCTTATTAGGAGTTACATAACCAACACCAGGAACTACACCAGTCTTACCAGCAGCTCTCGCAGCATTTCTATCTGCTGCTCTTTGTGCTGCTCTCTTACGATTTTTATCATAAGAACTCATTGCTTCATCAACATTCTCTGACTCTACAAGTGCTTCAATCTCCTTCACAGTAAAGAGACCGGTTGCTTCAAGTTCTTCTCTTCTCATCTTAGTTTTGCTGTCCATTGCCATACGGCGTTTGAACTGCTTATCTGCTTCTGAAGAATCACCCTGATGTTGAGCACGTTGATCATTATCATATGCATTTCTCTTTGCCTTATCAACACGCAGTTTGCGCTCAGGAGTCATTGGTTGGTAACCTTCAGTCTCCACAACCTCTTCACTCATACGACTGACAACTTTCTGTGCCTGACGTTTAATGAATCCCTTGATACCACTCTTTGTCTTTTTCTTGGCATCTGATGCTGCTTCTCTTGCCTTTCCAGGAGCATCCTTAACTGCTTGTTTTACTTCACTTGCTTTCTTTTTCGTTGCAGTTATTTTTTTTCCAGCACTATCCTTTGCCATCTTTGTTGCAAGCATTCCAGAGATGGCTGCACTTGCGGCTTTTGATTTTACGTTTGATTTTGCCTTACCAATTGCATCACCAATCTTTCTCTGTGCCTGTCTCCTCTTTGCACCTACATCAACACCAGATGCTCTCTTAGGAGTAGTATCATGACCAAAGGTTACCTTTGCCTCATCCATATATGAAAGAACTGCTTCCTCAAGAAGATCGAGATTGATCTCCCCCTCAATACATTCATCAATTAATTCTTCAATAAGATTATCAAAATCCTGTTCAGAAATAATGTCAACTTCTACAGTTTCAACTTCCTTTTTTTCGTAAATGCTATAGTATGCATCTACTAAACCTTTATCCGACATTAATCTAATATAAGCATTATGTTTTATTTATAAAAAAAGAGGGGTACCGGTACCCCTCTTTTCAATCTTTATTATATGCACTATATGCATCATAGTCACCAAACAGATAAGAATCCTGCTCTGCGGCTTCTCTATATGATGCAAGAGAATTTATAGTTTCATTTTTTTTATCTGAAATAATTGGAGTGAGAGGTTCTATTTGATCCATCTCTCTCCAAACTTTTTCAAAGTGAGAATCCTGCAAAGGTATTTTCGGTGACATCTTGTTTGATTCCTCCGACGATATAAGACTCAACCTCAGTCTCCTGAGGAGCGACCTGAAGACCCTTCGACGAAATCCAATGTTCCGTCCAGGGGAGTGGGTTATTCTTTGCGGGTATGTCATAGATTGGTTTAAGTCCGATTGCCTTCATTCTACGATTGGCAATCCATTCAACATACTGTTGCAGCAGTTTATCATTCAGACCAATCATAGATCCATCTTTGAACAAGTATTCTGCCCAAAGTTTTTCTTGATTAACACAATTTTCAAACGTATTAATCAACCATTGCTCCTCTTCTTTGAAGATTTTTGCCATCTCAGGATCATCACCATCTCTCCACTTCTTCAGAATGTTTTGAGTGATTGCCAAGTGTTGGTTCTCATCTCTTGCAATAAGGGAGATAATTTTTGCTGAACCTTCCATGAGTTTAAGTTCACCAAAAGCAAAACTACAAGCAAAAGAAACATAGAACCGTATTCCTTCCAGGATATTGACATTAGCAACTGCTTTGAAGAGTTTGCGCTTGAGCTCATATCTTGAACTTTGTGCATAGTGAACTCCTTCTAATGCGTGTTGCCAATCGTTAGTACTATCATAATGATGTGCAGCATTAATAAAGTCATTATATGCTTCAGTCACACTCATCGCACGTTCTACGATGCGTTCATCATTCAGAATATGATCAAACACATCTGAAGGATCTGGATAGATATTCTTAATAATATGTGTATAAGAACGACTGTGAATCATCTCCATGAATCCCCAGACTTCCATACATGCCTCTAGTTCGGGTAGACTGCAATAAGGTATAAAAGCCATCCCAGGACCACGCCCTTGTACAGAATCCAGCATGATCTGGTACTTAAGATTGCTGGTAAAAATATGCTTTTGCTCAGGGCGTAATGTCTGATAGTCCGAACGGTCTTTCTGGAGGGATACCTCTTCAGGTCTCCAGAAATAACCCAATTGCTGCGTTGTAAGTTTGTCAAAAATTGGATATTTGTAAGAATCATATCTCTGAATACCTAATGGTTTTCCAAAGAACATTGGTTGTTTTTTAGTCTCTACCTCTTCTGCATTGAACACGGTCATAGAATTGACCACTGGATTACCCTCTTTATTCGTCTTAAATCTTACAAGACTCACAGTCGTCCTCCTCTACGTTTTCTAATTGTGAAATTAAACTATCAAGAGACTCTGTAGATTCCTCTACTTCATCACTTTTATTATCGTATGTATTTTGATAATACGAAGTCTTCCAACCATACTTATATGTAGTTAAAAGATCTTGTGCCATTACTGATACTGGTACCTCATTATCTGGATAATTTTCTGGATTATAACTCCAGTTACCAGAGATTGCTTGGTCAAAGAACTTTTGCATCACAGCAACGATATTAATATAACCCATATTGGATTTCATATCCCACAACAAGGTGTAGTTACTTTTAAGAGTATTGTACTGTGGAACAATCTGCTTAAGAGGACCTTTCTTTGACTTTTTAATGGACAGATATCCTCTAGGTGGTTCAATTCCATTTGTTGCGTTTGACACAACGGAACTGCTCTCTGATGGCATCTGAGCAGACAATGTTGAGTTCCTAACTCCGTGGGTAAGTACCCTCTGTCGAAGATCCTCCCAATCATACTGAAGCTCATTTGGTACAATCTCATCGACATCGTTCTTATATGTATCAATTGGAAGAATTCCACTACCATACTTGGTGAGATGACTATATTCACATGCACCTTTTTCTTTTGCAAGATCGACAGTTGCTTGAATGAGATAGTATTGAAATGCTTCAGTAAGGTCATGAACAATCTTCCATGCCCCCTTATCATCGTAGTGCTCTCCATTACGTGCTAAGTAATGTGCTAGTCCAATATAACCGATTCCAAGTGATCTACGTGCCTTTGTGGCAATCTCTGCTGCGTTGATTGGGTAGTTTTGAAAATCGATGAGTTCATCAAGACTACGAACAGCAAGATCACAAAGAACTTCAAGATCTTCAAGATCCCTAATTTTACCAATATTAATAGCAGAAAGGATGCAGAGAGCAATTTCACCATTAGGGTCATCAATATGTTGAAGGGGTTTCGTTGGTAGAGTAATTTCTTGACATAAATTACTCATTTCAATTTTATCAATAAAAGAAGAGTGTGAATTGCAGTGGTCAATGTTCATGATATACAAACGACCTGTCTCTGCTCTCTCCTTCAAAATATCTAGAAAAAGTTCCTGTGCCCCGATAGTCTTTCTCGGAATAGACTCGTCTGATTCATAGCCCACATAGCAATCGTCAAATGAATCAGTACCAAAAGCATCATAGAGACCTGGTACGTCATGCGGTGAGAAGAGGCTAATCTCTCCATTCGCAATGAAACGTTCGTAGAAAAGTTTTGAAATTTGGATTGAGTAGTCAAGTTTCCTCACTCGGTTGTCTTCTGTTCCTTTATTATTCTTAAGAACAATAATGTCTTCTATTTCTTGGTGCCAGATAGGAAAGTGAACTGTAGCAGAACCACCTCTGATGCCGTTTTGTGTACAGCATCGTACAGTTGATTCAAACTTTTTAAGGAAGGGGATAACGCCTGTGTGTT